GGAGAACCCGCAGGCTGCCGAGCACGATAAGGCCGCTTCCGCGCAGCAGACCGAGATGCAATGGACCGAGCTGCCGCCCGAGAACGTCGATGTGATGCCGACCGCTGCTGTTAACGTGGCGCTGAATAATCGCGAGGGACGCGAAGACAGAAGCGAAGGCAGATCCCCGAGCAGCTCGCCGAGCAAGACCGCAAGGCCGACACCGAGCGCAGCGAGAAGCTTGCCAAGGAAGAAGAGGCTGAGGCTAAGAAGGCCGGGCGCGAACCAACCAAAACCGCCAAGGAAGAAGCTAACGCCGCTCCTGAGCGCGAGCCGCTTCCCTCGACCGAGGAGCTGCAGGGCATGAGGCGCAGCGAGCTGGATGAACTCGCCGAGGCGCGCGGTGTCGATATCAGCGACGCTAGCAACAAGGACGACGTCATCGAACTGCTGCGCAAGGATGGCGCGCAAACGCCAAATAGGAGGATTGACCATGGCTGCCCCGACTACCGCACTCGATCGAACCACCACGGCAACGCCGGCCAATCCGACGACCGCCGACCAACGTAGCCGCCTCTTGGCAGGGCACGCCACCGACGCCTGCCGGCAAGGTGCCGGATCAGGCGCATCGCGCCTGACGAGGCGAGCAAGGGGATCTTCCTGACTCCGCTCGATGCCGCGACCGCGATCGGCCGCGCGGAGGGCTCCGGCACCGAGGTGCATGACACCACCAACCCGCGCGCCATCATGCACAGCACCAACGGTTCCTATACCGAGGTGCCAAACAAGACGCATCCTTCGTCGATGTCGCCGCTAACCGCTCCGGCGCTCGCCTCGATCTCACCGACCACCGACACGGCCGGCACGGGCACGACTGCCGTGACGCTGACCGGCACGACCTTCACGCCGCAGACCAGGGTCACGGTGGACGGTGCCGTGATCAACTCAACCTTCGTGTCGGCGACCTCGATCACCGCCAACGTACCGAAGCGTACACTAGCTGGAACGCGCAGCATCGGCATCAGCCTGCCGATGTTCCGCTGAATGCGCCGCAGACACTGACGTTCACTTGAGGCAAGACGCGACAACCAAAGGGAGAATATAATGGCTTACCTTGCAATGATCGTCCCGCTCAGCGGCGGCGAACCGACTCACCCGATCGCTCCGGGTGGCGGCCCTTCGACCGGCCCCGGCTTTCCGACCCACCCGATCGCACCGGGCGGCCGCCGCCCGGGTGTGGCCGAGCCCGCCCGTCGGCATCTGGCCGAACCCGCCTGGAGGTGGCGGACGCCGGATCAGGGCTTGCCCAGGGCACCGGGTCGCCCGGATCAGGGTCTTCCGGGCTATCCAGGCGGGCCGAGCCAGGGACCGGGCTTTCCGACCCATCCGATCGCGCCGGGAGGCCAGCCTCCGGGCATCTGGGGCGGCGCGCCGCCTTATGTCGACATTCGGTGGGCCGGGATCTCAGCCGCATCCCTCGCACCCGATCGCTCCGGGTGGTCAGCCTCCGGGCATCTGGGGTGGCGTCTCGCCCCCGCAGATTGGCTATCCGTTGCCACCGCCCGAAGGTGGTGGAAGCGGCAAGCCTCCGGTGATCTGGCCGGGGACGCCGTCGTTCCCGATCGTGCTGCCGCCCGAGCCCCCGGAAGAGGGTGAGAAGCCGCCGATGTATGTGCTGGTCTGGGGTGCCGGGCGTGGGATGGGTCTGGTATCCGGGCGCGCCGCCCACACCGGAGCATCTGCCCACCAAGCCGCCTGGATCGTCGACCACGCCGAAGCCGCCGACGGCAACGCCGAAGGCGTGAGGTGATCGGCCGGGGTGATCCGTCACCCCGGGCCACGACGGGAGGAAAGCGCATGAGCACGCCTGTTGTTACCGTCGCGACAGGCGGCATTCCTGTGGTCGAGCTTGCAGCAGGCGCGTTCGGCCTGCCGGTCACCCGAGGCGGCGAACGGTCGCGGCATCGCCTGTCACCAAGGTGGTCGGCAAGCCGGACTGCCAGTCGTGTTCGATGCAGTTGGGACAGCTACTTTCCAACGGCACTCCACTGGGCCGTTGGTGCTGTCGAATGGAAACCTTACCGTGGCGCACGGGACGCCCGGTAACAGCGTCGGTGTGGATAGCACAGCCTATAAGTCTCCGGGAAATACTATTTTGAAATGAAAGTGCTGAATACGATTACCAGTAACACTGCCTTGGGCATCAAGTTGGTTACTGGAACGTTTCCTCAGATGTCGAGTGGAGATAATTGTTTTAATTGATATTTTGCGGCAGTTTTAGCAACATCCAAACGGGAGGTGCCAATACGGGCGCACAGCTTGGTACGTTTCGCAGTGAACGATGTATTCAGCTTCGCAATAGACCTCACGGCCAGACTTGGGTGGATCAAACGGAACGCAGGACCTTGGAAACAACAATGGGAGTGCCAATCCTGCCACCGGGGTTGGCGGATTGGCGATAGTGGGTGCGGGCACCTTTGCACCTGCTGTCAGGTTCCGCCTACTGGCGGTGCTGCGACCGATAAAACCGTAACGGCGAACTTCGGCGCGACGGCGTATGTCAAACGTTGCCCCCGCCGATTTTGATAATTGGCCCGCGTCATGACCGACATTCGCCTGATCGAATACGAGCCTGGCAGTGGCGCGTTGACCGGCGCGAAATTCCGGTCGCGCGCTCGACGCTGCCGCTGCCGAACGTGATCTCGGATACGATGCCGCCGACCGAACAGGTCGATGGCAGGTTCTACAACCTCGAAAGCGGCATTCCGGGCTGTTGGCCGCGCGCTCGGATTGACTGAGGTCGGCAACGAGAAGCCGCGGCCGAAACATCGATCGGCGACTGCACACGAGCAGCGCGTCGCGCGCCGACGCGTGGTCAAGGACGCGATCGAGAAAGTTCGGGCAGGACATTATGAACGACATCACCACTCAGACGGCAGACCCGGCAGCCCGCCGCCGAGCGTCCCGACCGAAGTAACGATACCTGAGCAGTCGCCGGAACCGCAGCACGGCAGCACTGGCGTCCAAGCTCCGGACAAGTCGGCCGAGCAGATCGCGCATGAGCGTACCGCTGGCCGGCGCGAGGCGATCGAACGCGCGTTCGCCAAGTCAGCCGCCGCACAGGAGTGCAAGAAGGCTGCCGAAGAGGACGGGAAAAACCCCCGTGAGGATCGGGGAAAACCCGAAGAAAAGTCTGCGCAGCCGCGCGAAAAAGGTCGTTTTGTTTCGTCCAAGCCGACCGCAGGAAGTAACGACGGTCGATGAGGACGGAAGGCAGCCGGTGGAGGCGCAGCCCCCCAGCAAGCACGCTCCGCTGGCTGCCGATGCTCCCTATCGCGACGCCCCGCCACGCTTCGACCCTGTTGCCAAAGCGGATTGGGCGTCAGTGCCGGAGAGCGTGCGCGGTGCAACGCATCTAGGCGTTCCAGCAATACGAGCGCGGCATCCAGCAGTATCGCGCGGGCGCAGAGGCGTTTCACGAGCTGCGCGAGTTTCACGAGATGGCGCAGAAGAGCGGCACCACCATCAAGGACGCGCTCACCAACTATACCGCATCGAAAGCAGCTACGCTCGGACCTGTTCGGCGGCATTCGACCTGATCATCAACAACATGCAGCTGCGCGGCCCGAACGGCGGGCGCTACAGCGTCTACGACTTCGCGCGCGACGTGCTGCGGCTGACCCCGGAGCAACACCGGCTGGTGCAGCAGCAGAACCATTCACAAGCGCAGAACCTGCAGATCGGCAAGCTTCATCAGCAGATGGAGAGGCTTGCCACCGGCTTTCAGCACATGCAATATCAGCAGGAGTTCAAGAGCACGCGTTTCGGTGATCGACAAGTTTCGCCGACAACGCATCCGGCTTCGATGATCGTCTCGACCTCATCAAGCAGGAGATTGGATCTTGGATGGCCGCTCAATGCTGCGTATGAGCGCGCCATGAGACTACGGCCCGATGGGCCGACACGACGATCCGACAACGGATCAACGCACGCGGCTCAGACCCGCAACGCAACGGCTCAGACCCGATCAGACGAGGTCGATCGCTCGATCTCCGGTGCCCCGAAACGGCGGCACGCCTGCATCGCAGCCGCGCGACGCCCGCAAGAAGGTGTCGTCCCGCGACGCGCTCAAGTCTGCATTTCGCAAAGTCAGATCGGGAGTCTAGCCAATGCCTAACGTCACTACGGACGTCAACTATCAACAGGTCCTCTCGATGGCGCTCGAGGAGCGTTCATCGTCCTACGAGGATCTTGTCTCCAACAACAACGCTCTGCTTGCGCTGATGCGCAAGAAGGGACTGTGGCGGACCTACTCCGGCCCGCGCATCCGCCAGACGCTGCAGATCGGCAAGGCCGATGCGCAGTGGTACTCGGGATATGATCAGCTTCTGAACCCAGCGATCGATCTGTTCAACGACGCCTTCTTCTCTCCGAGATGGTTGTCGTGCCCATCATCCTGTCGATGCAGGAGATCCTCAACAACGAGGGCGAAAGCCAGATCATGGATACGCTGGGAAATCGTACATGGACGCGGCAGAGCGTTCGCTGGAAGATTCCATGGATGTTGCGATGTACAGCGCGGGAACGGCAAACGGTGGCAAGCAATTGGACCGGGCTCGCGACCGCGGTGCCGGTGCTGCCGAATACCGGGGTCTATGGCGGCATTGATTCGCGCCGCCAATGCGATCTGGCGCACCAAGACCTATGACCCGAGCAGCGGCGCCGGCTCCGAGACGTGGCCGGCCGCGCTCGGCACGCAGGTATCCTCGACCACGATCCGCCCGCAGCTCAACTACATCATGACCAAGCAATCGCGCGGTCGAAGCTATGCCGACCTGCTGCTGATGAGCGCCGAGCATTACGCGGCCTACGATGCCGCAACGGTCGCGATTCAGCGGCAGACCAACGAAAGCACGATCGGCAAGCTCGGCCTTCTCGACGCTTGAATATATCGGAGGTGGTAAGCGTGCGGAGATCGTGCTCGACGGCGGCATCGGCTCGAACATGCCGGCAGATACGACTTTCGGGATGAACACCGACAGCTTCCGCCTGCGTTACAACGCCAATCGCAACTTCGACAAGTTGTTCAAAGGCGACGGGCAAATGCCCATCGACAAGGATGCAATCGCACAGTTCATTGGTTGGATGGGAGAACATTACGGTTGTAAAATCCGATGTTCAAATGGAGGTTCCGCGACAAGCAATCCGGCCGCTTGACGATCAACTCGGAGGCCGGCCGGACTGCCGGCCTCCTCGCTTCAGGAGAACGACATGGCTAAACAGGATGCCGGCCTCACGCCGCTGTTCAAGAACATCGCGATGAAGAACCCCGGCAAGAGCACCGGCTGCCGGTCGGCCGATCTTCGACGACGTCGAGGTGGTGGAAATCCGCTTCGCCGGTACGCGCGATTGCTACGTGTTCCCGTCAACCGAGTATTCACACTTCGAGGACGACGAGGAAACCGGCGAGCGGCGCAGGATCACTTATGCGGAACGCTGGCCCAGGCAATATCAGCAATTCAAGGCGAAGACGGCGCAGACCAAGGAAGGGACGCCGCTCGACTATCTGCCGTTCTTGACCGAGGGCAAACGCGCCGAGCTGCGCGCGCTCTCGATCTACACCGCGGAAGCACTTGCTGAACAGGACGGGCAGCCGCTGAAGAACCTTGGGATGGGCGGACGCGACCTGAAAAAATCTTGCTATCGATTATCTCGCGTCGAGCGATCACAACGCCGTGGTCATGCGCATGCAGCAACAGATCGAGGCGCTCTCCGCAAAACTCAGCGTAGCGCAGGAGGAAACGCCAATATCTGGCTGCCCCGCCCAAGCCGGAGCCGGAAAAGCCGTTGCCGCCGGATGACGACGACGACGAGAGGAAGACGACGATGACGGCGAGGGCGAGCCGAAGGTCGCGGCGTCAGCCAACGTCAGCGAGGAGTTCGTCGGCATGAACCGCGCCCAGCTGCGCGCCTATCATTGCCGAGACGACGGGAAAGAAACCGATCGGCAACCCGTCGATCAAGACGCTGCTGCGCATGGCAGAGGACGCGAGGGCTTGATCCATGACGGTCCAGTCGGTGGTGAAGGAAGTCTGCGCCGTCGTCGGCGTGCGCCCGCCGCCTGGATCGATCTTCCTGCTGCCGACGCCAGATCCGCACCATGTGGGAGATGGTCCAGCTCGCCAACGAGATGGCGCAGCGCATTGCATACAACACGCGCGAATGGCAGGCGCTGCGCGAGATTGCGGTTTTTTCCCGGTGATGGCAGCACGACCGCGTTTCCTCTGCCGGCCAACTGGCAACGCATGCTCAAGACGTCGGAGATCTATTCGACCGCGCAGCCGACGCTGCCGCTGACCTTCGTCTCTGATCCGGATGAATGGCTGACCGACGAGATGAACGGTTGGACCGATCCAGGCGGAGCGTGGACCATCTATGGCGACCAGCTGCATGTTCGCCCGGCCCCCGCTGCCGGCGTGCAGCTGAAATGCTGGTACCTGCAGAAGAACTGCATCGCGCTCGCCAGCGGCGCTTCGGCGATGCCTTCCTCGCCGACGCCGACACCTTCCGCCTGCCCGAGCGGCTGCTCAAGCTCGGGATGATCTGGCAGTGGAAAGCCAACAAGGGCGGCACCTACGCGGAGGACATCGCGAACTACGAGGACGCGCTGACGCAAGTCATGGGATCGGACAAGCCGTCGCCGATCCTGGTCGGGCGGCAGACCTTAAGCGTTGCGGCAAACGCGAGCTATCCTTACCCGACACCCCGAGCGCGCCTGAGACGCCGTACCCATTGAGCAACCGCTCGTTGCCGCATTACCGCGCGTTTTCCGGCGCTTCGCCGCCCCGGCGCAGGTGCAAATGCAGGTCCTGCCCAAGACCTTGCCGGCACCGCTGCGCGGCCTGATCCTGAACGAGAAACCCGGCCTTCATGCAGCCGGGTGCGGCACTCGAGCTCGACAACTGGTTCCCGACCGACAACGCGATCCGGCTGCGCGTGGCACGCAGAAGTGGACGCGGCTCGGCGTTACCGGCACGCCGGACAACCAGCCGATCCGCTCGATGTTCAACTACATTGCCGGCTCCAACAAGAAGATGTTCGCCGCCAATGCGACGAAACTATACGACGTAACCGCCGCCGGTAGCTTCGGCATCCCGGTCGCGCCCCGCAGCACCCGAACAACGTCACGATCACCAATGGCAACTTCTCGACCGTCACGATGGCGACGGCGGGACGGCTCGACCTACCTGCTCGCCGTCAATGATGCCGGCGAATACGCACTACGCTTCAACGGCAGCACGTGGCAGCAATTGCGCCCGGGCGCCACGACGCCGCCGTCGCTGATCACCGGACCGGCTGGTACAGCCGGTCGTTGCCGGGCTCGGTCTTACTCAGGTCTGGAAATACCGCAACCGCCTGTTCTTCATCCAGGCGGCACGATGAACGCTTGGTATCTGCCGGTCTACGCGGTCGGCGGCGCGCTGGAGCCAAATCCCGCTCTCGGGCGCGTTCACGCTCGGCGGATCGCTGCTGTTTGGCTGCGCGTGGTCGGTTTCGGCGGGCGACGGCATCGACGATAAATGCATCTTCGTCACGACCGAAGGCGAGATCGCGATCTTTACCGGCACCAACCCGGCCGACCCGGCCAACTGGAGCCAGCAGGGGCGCTACCAGATCACCCGACCGCTGGGGAAGAATGCATGTTTGCGCGTCGGTGGTGACGTGGTGATCGCCAACGGTGGACGGCATCGTACCGATCAGTCAGGCGCTGTCGAAGGACATCGCGCCAATTGGAGTTCTCCGCGATCACGACGAACGTTCACACCGATGTGGATGCGCGAGTTCCTGGCGCGCGGGAACCTGCCCTGGACGATGTGCAAATGGGACGAGTTCGGCGGGCTTGGCGCCATGTTCGTCACCCTGCCAGGCGGCTTGCCGGGTGATTATCGCTGCATGGTGGTCAAACACCCATACCGGAGCATGGTGCCGCATCACTGGATGGGACGCGCTGTGCTCACGACGCTGAACGGCGTGATGTACTTCGGCACGCAAAAAGGCCGCATCATGCAGGCCGACATCGGCGGTTACGACACCATCACGGATGGCGCCGACGTCGACCAGCGCGTGCCTTACGTGGCGACCTATGTGGGGCGGTTGGGAAGTGTTCGGCTCGCCGCCGAACCAGTTCACCGTGCGCCAAGCGCGCTGCTCGTTCAACACGCGCGCGATGGAGCCGTTCATCCCGCAGGTCACCTGCGCGAATCAATTACGTCTTACCTGCCGCTGCCGCCGCCGCCCGATGTCGGTCGGCGATCCGGGCAATCGCCGAGGTGTGGATCAGGGCGCGTGGGGCGACGATCACGTGCTTGCCGTTTCCGATCCCAGGCGATCCGGCGGGACGGCATGAGATTTGATCAACCCGCACCGCCGGCACCGAATACGCGCTCGACCTACTGGGTGTCGATCGGCGAACCGGCTATTCACACGCACCGATCGTGCAGGTGTCGATCAATCAGGCGGCCAAGCCCGACGTCGAGATGCTCGGCATCTCGTTCATCGCCGAGCAGGTCGGCGTCGCGGTCTAAGTGAGAAGCCCGATGGCATTCAACGAAGGACGCGACGCGATCACGCAGGCTTATCTGGCACAGCAGGGCCTGCTGCCGCCCGAAGGACAATTCCATCCTTCAGCGACACTGGCATAGCCGGAAATGCGCCTGCCGGCGCGGGCCAGGGCAGCCAGTCGCTGTCCGACATGCTGGGCGGAATCAATGCGCCAGCCTTCGGGTCCGACGCACCGGGCGGCAATTTCGGCAGCAGCTTCGGCGGCAAGAGTGGCAGCAGCTTTTGACCCTGGCGCCCTGACGACGGCGAACGCCGCCATGGTCGGCGAGCCGGGTTGGGACCGGCATCGGAATCGCCGACTTTCACTGAGCCGGATGCCACACTGCGAGCATGTTCGGTCGCAGCGGTGATGATTCGAGCCCGGCGTCCTCAGGCTTCACAAGCTTCGCAGGCGGCAGCCATGGCTGCGGCAGCGATGGCGGCGCAGACGGGTGGATATGGCTTGCCGACAGGGGGCTTTGCTGCAGGCGGCGGAAAGACGGGAGCACCTGCCGCGACCGGATGGGGTGGCTGGAGCGATTACGCGACTACGCCTGTTGGTGGTGTGCCGGCTGCTCCTGCCGATCCTGACGCTCTCGCGGAAGGGATGGGCGGAAAGAGCGATAAAGGCTACGTGCCTGGAGGCTACACGCCCAATTTCGACCGGACATTTGCCGAAGAACTTTTCTCCGACTGGCATACCGTCGTTTGGCTGGGGTGGCGGGCGCGGGCGCGACAGCGCGTCGATGAATCAACCTGGGCCGACCATGGTCGGCGCAGTTCACCCTAGTGGTTATAACCGGCGTTCCCGGTGTTCCCGGTGCCCCCGGCGATCCTTCCGATCCGGGTAGTCTTTCCGATCCGGGCCAGGGCTTCAGCAGTGGTCCGGTCAGCGGCAGCGGCTTCGGTGGCTTTGGCGCCTTCGGCGGCGGCGCTGCCACGGGCGGCTACGAGGGCAGCGCCTCGATGGGCAATACCACGGGCGCGCAGGGCTTTAATGCTGGCGCTGGTGGCTATGGTGACTTGGCGCCGCCAGTCCCGGTACGGCGGCTTCTCCGCCGCCGCCACAGCCGGCTTCAACGCCGGCTTCGAGGCAGGCGCGGCTGCCGCAACGGGCGACATGGGCACGGGCGGCGCCGACGGCGCAGGCGGCGACGGTGGCGGCGGCGGCGGCGGCGGCGGCGGCGGCAATGATTGCCGGCGGCAGCAGCCCCGGAGGCGTCGGATGATCAGTGATTCCGGATACGATCCAAGTCTTGCCGGCGGTCGCGGCGGCTATGTGCTTGGCTCGTTTCAGGGTGGCCCGGACCCAATGCTGGGCGCAATGCCATTGTGCAGGCAATGCTGGCGCAGCAGGGCATGCAGGCGCCGCAGGCCATGCAAGCGCCGCAAGGCCAAGCCATGAACGACGCGCGCGGGCCGAGCCGGCAGGCCATCGGCAATCAGGGCTGGTCGTTCGCTGGCAATGACGTCTTCGATCCAAGCGGTGCGATCGTCGGTCGTCATGGCGTGCAGCAATACGGCTACATCCCCGGGGTAACTCCGACGTCGTCCATGCTTCAACGCGATCCTCCTGCGCACAGTCCAACATCATCGTTCGATTTCGCGGCAGGCTACAGTCCCGCCGGTTCTAGCCCGACCATGCAGGGCGGGGCACCAATGGCAACGGGTCGCGACGCGTTCAGCGGGACACCCGCGCAGGACTGGGGCGGCGTGTTTGACCCCAGTGACGCTTCGACTATGTCGGCTCCTGCTATGACTGCTTCTCCCCATGCAACGCCGACGTTCGATGTCGATCAGAACGGAATGCCTAATGCGCCTGACATAACGCCTGGATCGCTCACCGATCCTGGCGCGCAGGGCGATTTCAGTGGCGCTGATTTCGGGGGTGGCGGCTTCGGCGGCTTCGGTGGCTTCGATGCAGGTGGCATGGGAATGGATTCGGCGGGTGGCGTCGGATGAGCCTGAAATACATCTTCAACCAGGATCAGCTCGTCGCCGACTTCGTGGCGCGGGCCAAGGTCGCGTCGGGCTTCTCTCGTCGCGCCGGCTTCACCGATGCGAACTTGAAGGCGATCGGCATTGTCAACGCGGACAACGAGCTGATCGCCGGCATCGTCTATTTCAACTACAATCCCGAGGCCGGCACGATCGAGATGAGCATCGAGGCGCTGCCGAAGCAGAACTGGCTAACGCGCACCACGCTGGCGGTTATGTTCCAGTATCCGTTCCTGCATTGCGGCTGCCAGATGCTGATGACCAGGACGGCGGCGTACAGCGAGCATGTGCTGCGGATGTTGGCGGCAATGAACTTCATGCTGATCCGCATTCCGCGGGCCGGCGGGCGCACCGAAGACGGCGTGCTCGGCCTGCTGACCTACGAGGACTGGATCAACAGCAAGTTCTGCAGGCGGTTCAACCACCACATTGCCGTCAAGGCGGATGAAGCGGCGTAAACAGGGAGGCAATCGATGGGCTCATGTTGCGGCGGCAGCGCCCCACAGCCACCCAACCCGTATCAGACGGCTGCCGCGCAGACCGGCACCAACGTCGGTACGGCGATCGCCAACTCGTATCTCGGCAACGTCAATCAGCAGACGCCGCAAGGAAACCTGACCTACGACATCAACAGCTACTACAACGACCCGACATCAGGGCAGCCGATCCCGCGTTGGACTGCGACGCAGACGCTCACCCCACAAGGGCAGGAAGCGTTCAATCAGCAGCAAGGCGCACAAGTCAATCTTGCGAGTATGGCCAATCAGCAAGCTGGTTCTTTGCGTGATTTACTTGGGACGTCGTTCAATCCTGCCCAAACCGCTCCTGGAGCAGGCGATATCAACTGGTATACCAGTGTCACTGGTCCAATGGCATATTTCGACGCCCAACCGGCAGCGCAATACGGTTACGGCTCGGGCGGCGACATCACGCGCAGCTACGGCCCGCAAGACAACTTCAGCGCCGACCGTGCGCGGGTCGAGGAGGCGATGTTCCAGCGGCTCAATCCGCAGCTCAAGGTCGAGGAAGACCGGGTCAACCAGCGCCTCGCCGACCAGGGCCTGCGGGCCGGCGGGGAGGCTTATCGCAATGCCTACGACGTCTACGGACGCCAAGCCAACGACGCACGCCTTGGCGTGATCGAGCGCGGCGGCGCCGAGCAGCAGCGTCTGGCGCAGATGGCGCAGCAGCAGGCGGCGTTCCAGAACGAAGCGCAGCGGCAGGCGGAATCACAGCTTGCCGCGCGCGGCGCGTTCTACAACGCTGCGCAGGCACAAGGCTTCGGGCAGGCGCAAGGACGTGCTGGCTTTTACAATCAGGCACAACAACAGGCCCTCAACCGGCAAAACACTGTGTTCAACGCGCAGAACCAGTTGCATGCCCAAAATCTGGCCGAGCAGTACCAGCAGCGCGCGCAGCCGATCAACGAGATTACTGCGCTGCTCTCCGGCTCGCAGGTGCAGCAGCCAACCTGGGCCAACGTGCCGCGTACCCAGATCCCGACGACCGACGTGGCCGGGCTGATCAATCAGAACTTCGCGCAGCAGAACGACATCTACAAGACCCAGCAGCAGAGCTGGAACGACATCATGGGCGGCCTGCTCGGCGCCGGCGGCAATATTGGCGCCGCCTACCTTCGATCCGACCGCGACGTGAAGGAGAACGTCGTGCCGATGGGCACGGTGTTCTCCGACAGCGGCAAGAAGCTGCCGATTTATCAGTACAGTTATAAAGACGATCCAGCCGAGCGCCGCCACGTCGGCCCGATGGCGCAGGACGTCGAGAAGATCAAGCCGTCCGCGGTCGCCGAGATCGACGGCGTGAAGCACATCAACCTTGATCGCATGGGCTCGGTGTTCGGGAGGGGCGCACATGGCTGATGAATTAGTCAGCAACCCGGATGTATCGAGTTTCTTCTGGGCTGATGCCACCCAAGGCATGACGCTCGACCAGCTGAAGGCGCGCCGCGCTGTTGCGGCCGCGCTGGCGTCGCGCTCGCGCCCTTATCCAAAGACGATCGGCGAAGGGATATTCTCCGCGTCCGACAGTCTGGCGCAGGGGTTCTCCGACCGGCAACTGGCGCAGGCCGAAGCCATCCAGCGCGCGCGCGACGAAGCTGCGGAAACGAAGGCACGTGCCCCGGCAGCGCCTGCGGAACCAGCAGCGCCTGCAGGTCCGGCGGGCGGCAGTGCGCTGCTCGACCTGCCGCCTGCGACGGCGCCGGCCAACGCGGTTGCTGCCACCGATCCGGCGCTAACCACCGCGCCGGCCGCGCTCACCGCCGGGCCGTCCCCCCTCGCGGCCGAACTGCCGCCCGAGATTGACGCCGGCCGCTCGGCCCTGGCGCAGACTGCCATGCGCCGGCCCGGCGGCCTCCAGCTGGCCGCGCTGAATACCGGCACGATGTCGGATACCGGCCAGCCAGGCGCGACCTATGCGGGTCCGCAGCCGGCCGGTCCCGGCGCCGCGATGGCGGCCCGGCCCGACACGGAGCCGCCCGATCCGACGATCTCAGCCGGACGTGACAGTCTCGTCCCGACCATGATTGCCCAGGCGGGGGGTGGCAGGCCTCCGGCTGCAGCTGCTCCGCCTCCCGGAACATTGCCGCCGCGCGGAACGCCGATCGAACCGGCGCCACTGCCGCAACCGGGCGGGGCACGCATCAACCTGCCTGAGACGGTGCCGGGCCTCCGCCCCGAACCGAAAAAGACCCCTTCCGCCGAGATGCTGCAGATCCGTTCGGTGCTGGACGCTCCAGGGGCAAACAAGAGGATAAGTCCAGAAACGATTGATCGGCTGGAAAAGAGGTATCAGCGAGCCGATAAGCGAAATGACGATGCCTTCGCGCAGAATGTGGAGATCTGGCAGAAGGAACGCGATGACATCCTGGCCCGGCAGAAGGCAGTCAGGGAGCGAACCCTCCAGTTGCCGAAGGAGCAGTTGGAGCTGACTGATGCAGCGCGCAAGGAAGCCATCACGCGGCGTTTCGGGACGGAAGAGAACTACAAGCAGATGGCCGAGACGACCAACAAGCGCGGCGAGACTGCGAAGGCAATTGCCGAGAACCTACCATCCCTTTACGAAGCCGAGAAGATGCTGCGTGATCGCAAGCTGATCACCGGGAAATGGACCGAAGCAGGACCGGGAGTAAACATTCCGGGTGTCGGCAACATCGGTTTGCCGGGTGCCATGGATGTCAGGAAGGTCGTAGGCGGGCTGGCTCCGGGATTTGGTGTTGGTGGCGGTCCAGAAGGCTCGACTTGGAAGCAGCAAGCCGTCGACACCGAAGAATTTCGCGCCAAGATGCGCCCGATGGTCGGCGCCATGGTGAAGAAGATCTCCCCGACCGGCGCCGTGTCGAACATGGAGATCAACCAGGCCATGGAAGCCTTGGGCATCAAGGGAGACCTTGAGCAGGAATCGATGCTCAAGATCGTGCAGAACCTGCGCAAGGAGGCATATCAAAGCATTGCCGCTCACAATGCGCAAATGCGGCAACCTTCAATGATCCGAAGCTTGACGAGAAAATCATCCAGCACAATCGGGTTGAGATCCCGCCAGACCCGGAAGACGTGATGAACCTGAAGGCCACGCCGAACTCGCCAGCGGAGCGTGCGCGCTTCGATGCGATCTACGGCCCGGGCAGCGCGCGTAAAGAACTAGGCTATGGGAGATGATCGATGGGGCGGCAACCGGACGGCAACTACATCATCCCTGACGGCACCTACGGCGCGCCGGACCAGACGGTCTACAGCGCGCGCTACAACGGCTGGGTCAACGACGTCGCCGCCACGTTCAATCTGGTACAACCAATCAACAAGGGCGGCACTGGAGCAGACAACGCCGAAGCCGCATTAGTCAATCTGTCAGGCGAAAAAGCCGCACAACTCGTCACCAACTACAACTCGCATCTGTTCTATCCCGGTTCGTTTCGTTCCGCGAATACTGCCGGCATCCCCGGTGCTCCGGTGGACAGCCACGCCTTTGCGGGTGCCTGCTATCTCAACGAGCCGCTGGTATTTCCACCGACCAATCAGAACCTGATCATCGAGGCGCGCGACGAGAGTGATACATCGGTGCCCGGCAAGCTGTACGTTCGCGAGAAGAAAGCGGGCGTGTGGGGGGCTTGGACGGAGAGTGCGGAGAGTAACGCCGTGCGCTTCGATGTCGCTCAGACGCTCACTGATGCGCAGAAGGTACAAGCCCGCAGCAACATCTACGCTGCACCGTTCGACGCGCTGGCGTATAACGGGATGCAGATCAATGGCTCGATGGAAGTCAGCCAAGAATGGGCTAATTCATTAGTTACGGTTCCCGCTGTTGCTTACATTGTTGATGGCTGGAAGGTCGTGCGAAATGCAAGTCCTGCTAATATCTATGGTATTTTGGACGCAAGTGTTAAGCCTCCAAATCTAACAGCCAGCATTTTCGTCTATGTGGGCACCACACTGCCATCTAATGTATCGGATTATGTTATATTGAGCCAAGCAATTGAAGGCTATAGATGGAGCCGATTGGGATTTGGGTTATCTTCCGCAATGCCAGTGACAATTGGGTTTTGGGTAATTAGTACCATCGCAGGCACTATGAGTGTATCTATTAGAAATGCCCCGGTTACTCGCTGCTATATAACTACGGTAACGACAACGGCTGGTGTTTGGGAGTATAAAACAATCACTATTCCGCCAGATGTGGCCGGAGTATGGGCGCAAGATAATACGCCGTCTGCGACTATATCCTTTTGTCTGCTTTGCGGAAGCAGTACAGGTTTAATATCATCACCAAATTCCTGGCTGGGTGGCAATGCCATCGCCGCTGCGGGGCAGACTAATTATCTGAATGCGACTAATGCTGGAGTTTTTATTTCTGGTGTTGTCGTTCTCCCTGGCACGCAAGCGCCCACCGCAGCACAATCGTCGCTGATTATGCGGCCGTTTGGTCAGGAACTGTCGTTGTGCGAACGGTATTATCAGAAGTCATATCCATATAGTGTTCTACCAGGCGCGGCCAGTAGTTTGGGTATAGAGGATATCCAGATCGGAACGCCTACGACTGGCGTAATTGGAAAGAGTGTTCGCTTTCCTGTGAAAATGCGCAGTAATCCGACTTGTACAATGTATGATCTTAACGGTGTTGCCGGCGCTTGCTATCGCGGCGCGAATAACAAGCCTGCTACAGTTTCATTTATTAGCCCAGGCGGATTTGTTGGGAATAACAACCGATCCGACGAGTGCGATTGAAATGGCTTTCCAATGGAAAGCAGATGCGAGGCTGTGATGGCGGAATATCAACTCACCGCGAGCGATATGGTCATCCGCACTGCCGATGGTGCGTGCATCCCGAATGATCCGGCCAATCGGGACCGCATCGAGTACGAGGAATGGCTCGCGGATGGCGGCGTGCCCGATCCGTATGTCGAGCCGCCCGAGCCGGAGCCGCAGCCCGATGCACTGGCAGAGGCGCAACGCGCCAATGCGCGACTCGATGCAGGCATCAATGCAGCAAGCGATACCTTGGTGACG